ATAACCTTCAACAGAAACATTATATCCAGCAATTAGAATTTTTCTTACTGCTAATACTTTAAAATATTTCTTCAATAGTCTAAATTCATAGATATCGTCTAAATCAAGGTCTTTGTTTTTTCTAAGTTTAGTATTTATAAATTTACTTACTACTAGAGATAACAATAACTCTTGATCAATATTACTTTTATAAGTTCTATGAAGTTTTCCTAATTGACAAGTAGAACCATTAACAATAGGATAAAGGTCAGAAAAAGAACCTAACTTTAGTTTACTTTTACTTCTTTCTCCAGACCATTTAAGATTTTTAAATTGAACATCTGAAAGATTAATTTTAACCGTTGTCATAACTACTCCAATTCTGATAATCTACTAGGGTGAATAATCATTGAACCATTTATTGAATGTGCTTTGTATTTACCTTTTGGACCAAATACTCGTTTAGAATAGTCAGTTCCATCAGGATATCCAATACCTAAAAAATTTGGATTTTCTGCCATTTGCTGTTTAATTCTCATAAGGCGAAAAAATTCCAATATAATTGCGGTATTAATTTCATAACCTTTATCAGTTACTGCGTAATAAATTACTTCATATCCATCACTATACTCTTTAATAAACTTTACAATTCCGTATTCAATTAAGCCGTCATTAACTTCTATACCAATCATTAAATTTTCTAATGAATTGTCTTCTGAATTAATAACATTATTGTTGTGATTATTGTTATTATCTAAAATCATAAATATACCTTTCTTTTTTTAGTTGTGTTATTTTTTAATTAATTATTTAATTTACTTAATTTGGGGCATAAAAAACCCATAAGTCAAGTCTATCGTGGGTTTTTTTAAAGCCATTTTAAAGTTGAAAATTCTTTTTATAAATCTTTTTTTGACTCAGCAAAAGATGCGCTAATAGATCGGCTATTAGATGGCCAAATTAAACAAATACTTTGCGAGATCAACTGTTAAATATTTAACGAAGAGGCCAGTAAAGAGATCGCAAAATAGCCAATTAAGAAAATGCGCAAAAAAAGAATTAAATAATTAATTGCGGGAACGTATTTGAGTTTGTTTTAGCCAAACTTTAGTATACATTTTTGACACACATCAAATAGATTAGAAAATAGAATAATAAAGCACTCCCGTATATTTATTAACATTAATCTTAAAAATTGAGTACATATTTTTCAACACATCGTAGTCCTGAATATAATTTGAATTTTCAAACATATCTGTCTTCAAAATAGGTTTACTAAATAACTCTATTCTTGTTCAGAAGACATATCTTCCAAATAATTTAGCATAGTTCCATTGAATTTAATACGACCAACATGAGTTAATGGGATACTTGGATCAACCCAAATTGACCCACCAATATCTTGCCAATATCTACAAAACCCATAATCTTCAGATAAAAATCTATTTTTCTTTGGATCTATGTATGAATTAAAAAAGGCGTATGTTTTTTCTTTTTCATTTTTTGTTAATGACCCGGTATCATCATTGTATTTTAAATGAGGATAGGCCGAAATCATTTTCTCAAAACATGATCGTTTAATTAACATAAAACCAGTGCCAGCATCATAAATTTCTATTGCCCCATTATCAACTTTTAAAGTTTTTTGTTCACTACTAGCTACTGGATTAACAACAAATCTTAAACTTCTTGACATCAATTCGTCATACTTAATGTCTTTAGAAATAACATCATGCTTGACTTTTTTCCAATTAATCTCTTTAATTGGATAAGCAGCAGTCATAACTTCTTTATCATGCCACAACATTTTGATAATATCTTCTGGATTAAACCCAATGTCTGCATCAACAAACATCATATGAGTAAATTCACTATGCGCTAAAAACTTAGCAGCAATATTATTTCTAGCTCTTGAAATCAAACTATCTGTAATTGTTGAAATAGCGAACCTTATCCCGCGATCTCTAAAATACATTACGGTTTTAATTATTGACATAAATGTTGCTTCTGTTATTTGTTGGTCATAACATGGAATAGCAAACATTACATACCATGAATTTATAGTTTCTTTTTCTATGGTTATTTCTTTATTTTCTAATTGTAATTTTGTCATAGCTTCAGTATATCGTAAAAAATATGCCAGCAACCTGTTTTATTGTGTTTTTAATACGGTATTTCCCGCATTTTCAACTTACTAATTATGAGCTTTTTATAGGTTTTCTAAAGTAAATTCAAACCCATCACCAGGGCCTGTGTTTTTAGAATAAGAACGAGAAAAACCATTTTTATCTCCGTCATATATAGACACAGTTCCGGAATCTTCAAACTCATCATACTTTTCGGAATTAATATCAAAATCTAATATTTCCAAATCTATCTCATTATCAATCATAATATTTGAAGCAGCAGAAAATACTGAGCCGGCTAAAGCATCAGCCATATCTTTTGAACCACCACTTGGGTGATCAATTCTATTATTTGAAAATAATCTTAATTTCAATAATTCATCTTCAACCAAATGCTCATCCCAATAACCACGCAATCTAGTGTCATATATTGCTGTCATCAAAGTATCATAATCAGTTTTCTTTACGCTATGAAAATCTGCATTTACTCCTAATGCTCTTAAGCTTTGAATCATCTCAACAGATTGCCATCTATCAAAAGTTACTAAACCAACATCAAATCTTCTACATAAATCAATAATCATTTGTCTCACTGAAGCAAAATTAATTTCCTCACCTGGTTCCGCTTGCCAAGAATATACCAAATCCACATTTATTACTGGCAATTTTTCTACACCCATTGAGGTTTTAATTTCGGTAATGCCGGGACAATGAGTCATACATAAAGCTGATCTATCTCTATTTAATCCTAAATCAACATGGATAAATCTTCTATGACTATCTGAATTATTAAACCATGGATGAAAACGGCCTTCTTCATCTAAAGGATTATCTGAATAATTAAAAGCTTTTCTAACTAAATTTTCATCTCTAAAATAAGCATCTTCCATACTTGGTGGTTCGCATTCAAATCTTGCTTTAGCTTCAATTGGGTTTCTAACATATTCAGATTCTAATTGCTCTCTTTTAATCGTAGGATTAACTTCCCAAGTAGCAGCTTTAATTGTCCAAGTTTTTGGTTCACTTTTTTCTCTAGAATTATAATATCTTTGTTGAATAAAATCGCCTTTATATCTAGGGAAAGACAAAAGAATAACTTTGCCAACTTCCGGAAATCTGGACATAACTGACAATTTACTCATATTATAAATTGCAGATGCCGAACCTTTTGCCCTAGTATCTCCTTTTAATTCAGAATCAGTTTTAAATGCTGCAATTTCATCCAAAATAATTGTTAATACTTCATAACCTTCCCAACCTTCGCTTTCTGAGTGACCAGAAAATAACCTAACCGGTCTTGAGAAGAAAAAAATTTCTGATACTCTTGGTTCAAAACCCACGCTATTAAAATAAGGAGAGGCCAATAATAAATTTTTTAATGGTTCAAAAAATACCCTTTGAGCTTGTTGAGCGTTTACCGCAAGATTTAACAAATCTATATAAACACCATGAGCTTTCCCGTAATAACCTAAAGGATCTCTCAAACAATGTAGCAAATATGACGTATATGCGATTGATATTCTGCTACAATGGTCTTTTCCACTACCCTTACCGAGCATACAAATGACTTCATTATCAGTATATTTATTATAATATTCAGTTCCTTTTTCTTCACCCATTAATTTAATTAAAGTCGGCTTACGAAAGATTTGAGTACTATGTTTAACAATTTCTTTTTGAATATCAGAAAGGTCAGGCAATCCCAAATATTTTTTATCAGTTACAAAAACATCAATAGAGACTGGTTCTTCAATAAGTTCTTCTTGTCTCAAAAGTCTATCAAAATCTTTAAATTCAAGATTGACACCGAGAAAATCAGACATATATTTTCCAACTTATTGGCAAAAAACCACTTCTCAAATTCTGATGAATTTTCCAACTTATGGACAGAAATAGCCTTCTCAAATTCTGATGAATTTTAGTAGTTATGGGGAAAAATAGCCTTCTCAAATTCTGAGAGATTTTCCAACTTATG